GCAGAATGTACTTTCTGTTGACTATCACACTGCGTATCACGTAATGGGTACTAAGTGGGTAGATGCTGGTGACAACCCAACCAATGCAAACCTAGCTACTGCTAACAAGTGGGAAGCTACTTATGACATTGATTTGATCCCTGCTGTTCAGATCACAGTCAACACACCTCTAGACACAACTACTATTTAATTTAGTATTGAGTCGGACAGGGGTGTCCTATGACGAAAACCCTCATCATTTATTTGGTGGGGGTTTTTTATGACGCTACAATATAGAGGAAATGTATTTTAAGGATTGTGGCTGCAACTATCGTTGCCACGTTGAAGTCTGCAACAGCTAATAGCTATGTGACTTTAGCTGAAGCAAACACCTATTTTGAAACGGTCCCAGATTCAACGACTTGGGATAATAAAACTGATGATCAAAAGAATCGAGCATTAATATCTGCTACAAGATGGATTGATAGTCTTAATTTTTATGGTGATCGTTGTGATGACGGGCAAGCATTAAAATGGCCTAGAAATAACTACGAAGTAGATAATGTAGAACTTGCTTGTACCGCTATTCCAAAAGATATTAAATATGCACAATATGAATTAAGCAGGGCATTAGCAAACGAGACAGATGCAATAACTGGTAACAAAGGTACTGACGGAACCTACGAAGAGGTCAAACTAGGAGATATAGAGGTTAAGTACAACACCGACAGTCAAGGTGTTGGAACGATTAACAATGTATTTGACGTTTATCCTTGGTTGCAGTCCTATCTTGGTGCTTATTGTCTTGGTGGAAGTGGCAGCTATCAAGTTCGGGTAGTTAGAGGTTAGTTATGGCAGGAGCATTAGACACAGCATTTAAAGCAATTGCCAAGCAGGTCGTATCTGATTTTGGTACGGCTTTAGATACTACGATTACTTATTCTGTTAATGCAAAAGGCAGTTATAACATTGCTGCTGGAAAGCAATTAATTTCAACGACAAGTTATGCAGATATAAAGGTTCCAGTTGAATTTATACAGGCAGAAGAGGATGAAGGAAGGGAAATAAGACGAGCAAAGTTATATATAACACCTGATTTAATAGGAGATCATCAACCTACATTTGAAGATGAGATTACGTTGAGTTATGGAGGAGGAAATAAGGTTGCACAAATTATTGATATAGATACAAAACGTGGTGGACAGGTTTATCTACATACAATTCAGGTGAGATTCTGATGGCTAGGCGAGCAGGGAGAAGAAAGCCAAAACAGAGTTACGCAGAATTACAGGCGGCGTTAAGTAGAAAAGAAACGCCTGGTAAGTTTATGAGTGATATTCAGAAAGATTTATATACAGATATTGAAGCTGATTTTAATTTATTAATTCAAACAACTGTTTCTGATTTAACAAGTGATGCTACTAAAGGTGGTTATAGTCCTGTTTTAACAGGTTTCTTTGCTTCTAATTGGAAAGCAAATAAAAGACCAATTAATAGAACAGAAACTCCAAAAGGTACAGAATGGGAAAAGATTAAAAAAACAACTCGAACGATTGGTGGAAGAAAAGAAACTGTTTTGTCTCCTGGTCAAACACCAATTATTAAACAACGTCATAGTGTTCCAGAATTTTTCTTAAAAGATAGAGTTTATATTGGTAGTGCAGTTAAATATGCTCCATACGCTTTGATGTCTCCTAAGTCACAATTAATTAATTATGTTGCAGGAGGAGGAGGTAGTACAGCTTCTTTAAATCAACGAATTAATGAAATAATGACGGATAAGAAAAAGAATGTTGATATTAGAATAGGTGCGCAAGCTTTTGGAGGTAATCAAGAAGCACGAACTCAGATGACACAAAATGATGATTATAGACCTAGAACTGGGTACACCAAACTTGAAGGAACTTAAACCATGACACTTGTAAAAGCTAGAGCCGCTTTTGAAAAAGCAATTACTGACGCAGTAACGGATGTTGATCCGACTGTCAAAATGATTTATGACAATATTGCTTATACAACCCCTGGTAAAACAGTTAAATACATTATTTTAGGCGTTAATTTTGGTCAAGCAACAATGCAAAACCAAGGTGCTTCTAGTGATTATTATTCAGGTTTTATACAATGTAATGTTTATGTTCCTAAGAATAAAGGGACATCAGTATTAGCTGCTATTAGTGAGTCAGTTATTAATGGAATGACATCTGTTAATGCTTCTGATTATGCTGACACCTATAGTTGTAAGCCCAAAGTAAGGGATGTTGTAGGGCCAGGAATATTCGATACTGAAGACGAATCACATTGTATGGCTGTAATAACCTGCCAATTTTCTGCAAACGCTTAGTATAGTATTAATACTAATTGAATATTAACTTATGGCTAAAGCCATTGATCTTCTCCGCAACAAATTTGGTGTCAGTCAGTTATATAAACATGAAGTTGTAAAAGATGGCGAAACTGTCTTAACTGTATATTGGAATCCATTAACAATTGCAGAAAGAGAATCAATTCAAAAAAAAACAGGGACAAGTGATGCTAATGATTTTGCATTAGCTTTGATGATTCAAAAAGCTTTAGATAAAGATAGTAAAAGGTTATTTCAAGATGGTGATAAAGCTGCTTTAAGACGAGAAATTGAAGTTGCTGTTTTGCAGGAAATACAGTTGGCAATGCTTGAATCTGGTACAGACAAGGAGGTGGAAGAAGCTCAAGCTGATTTGAAAAGCTAATAAGCTTTGGTATTTTATGTTTTCTCTAGCCAAGGAGTTAGGGATGACGGTATCTCAGTTGTCAAATGATTTAACGATGGAAGAGTTGATTGGATGGTCGGCTTATTTTGCGTTAAAGAATGAAGAGTCTGAAAAAGAACAAGATAAAGTTCAAAGAGGTGCTGCTAGTCGGGTACAAACAAGGTAAAGTAGGGTGAAGTTTATCGGGTTAGAAAGGAGTGGCTGCTGACTATACCCGTACGATTGTTTTTAAGGTAGAAGACAAAGCAATAAAACGTGCGACTGATCGCATTACAAATAGCTTACAAAATATTGAAAATATCTTAGGAAGAATAGAGCGAAAAGGATTAAAAACTTTTGCAGCTTCAGTTGAAGATGTTAGTAGTGGTCTTGATAAAGCAACAAAAAAAGCAGGAAATTTAGAACAAATTGTCAATAAAATTGATAGAAAAAGGAATAAGGGGACAGTAAAAAGAAATAGATTTGTTCAAGGTATTACTGATAGATTTAATGAAATACCATTAGTTAAGTTTGAACGGGCCATTGCTGAAAATGTTCAATTTGTAAAGAGAAGGGCTGGTCGTGATATGCAACTTATAGGTAAAGAATTTAATCGAGCAGGAAAACCTGTAATGCAGTTGGTTGGGTTCCTTGGTAACTTTGTAAATTTATTAAAAACCGCAGAAACAGAAGCTAGGAAACTTAATCAAGCTTTTAATAATGCTTTGCTAAGAGAAAGTTTAGCAACTTTACAAAGGAACCTTAGTAATGCACGAACAATTACTCAGGAATTATCAAGAGATAGTGATTTATATAGGAAAAAAGTTGAAGATGTAGTATTTGCAGAAAAAGCAGTTAATAGAGAATTATTAGCAAGGAAACGTATCTATGAAGGAATAACTAAAGATCGAATTGCTTTTAACAACAAAATAAAAAGCAGCATTATTGAATCTAAACAAAGAAGAGCGTCTGGTGCGTTTAGTGGTGGTTTTGCTGAATTTAGTCGAGATATGGAAGAACAAAGGGTAGTTCGTGAAGCGAGAAGAAATTATAAATCAATGATGAATCAAGACTTTGTTGATTCAAGAATTAAAGAAAATAAAGCAAGAAAAGTAACTTTACAGTTATCACAAAGAGAAATAGCTTTTGAAGAGAGGTTAAATCGAGTTTTAACAGAGAAACAAACTCTTTTCAATAAATTAGGTTTTGGTGGAAGTTTGGTTCGTAATGAAGAGGGAATGTTTGCTTCCCCTGGGGGGAAAACAGGAAGGATCAGAGGGGCATTACAAAGTGGAATGATTGGTGGTGGTTTTCCTTTGTTATTTGGTCAAGGAGGAGGTGCTGCATTAGCGGGTGGTGTTGGTGGTACTTTAGGTGGTGCTTTAAGCCCTGGGTTTGGTTTTGCTGGTTCTATTGTTGCTACGGCAATAGCTTCTGCTGTTATTGAAATGGATAAATTTAATATTGCAGTTTCAAAAGTAAATGCTGGAATGGAGGCAATGGGTTACCAGGCTGGTTTTAGTTCAAAACAAGTAAAACAACTCGCAAAAACTTTGAAAATATCGAAAGAAGAAGCTTTAGAAGTTTTAAATTCGTTTAGTCGTTTTGGGCCTGAGATTGGTGCTGCTTTAGGTAAGTTTTATGGGCAAGATAGTAGTGCTTTATTTGCTATAGGAAAAATAAAAGATCAACAAAGTGCGTTGCAAGCAATAATGACAATGGAGAAACAATTAACACTTGAAGATCAGGCTCAATTAATTAATCAATTGGCTACAACTTCTGCTGCTGAGATGCAGGTTAAGTTGACAGATTTGCTAATAAAGCAACAATTTATAAAGCGAAAAAATGAAATAGGAACAGTTACTAATGCAGCAAGATTATGGTATTGGACTAAAAAAGTTGCCGAAATTAGTCCTGGCCCACTTCAGGGAATAGTTAAGGCTGGAGAAAGTCCTGGGGCAAGAAGGAAAAGAGAATTAAGTGAATTAAATGAAGAGATGGATAAATTTAGAAGTTTTACTGATGCTGCTCTTGGACAGATTGGGACAGTAGAAGACGCTTTGGCTAATTTACAGCTTCCTACTATTACTGGAGAGGTAGAGAATTTAGGGAAAGAAATAGAAAAATTAATGAATCCTGTCTATCAATTAACACAAGCTGCTGGTGCTATTGGTAATGCTTTTGGAGAATCATTTAAGGGAATAGTTAATGGTTCAATGACAGCGCAACAAGCATTAGCAAATCTATTTCAAAGAACAGCAGATCATTTCTTAGATATGGCTGCACAAATGATTGCAAAGCAAATACAAATGAAAATATTAGGAATAGGTTTGAATTTTATGGGAGGAAGAAGTGGTTTTTCTACGGAAGACTTTAAGACTGGTGGTTATACAGACGCACAAACCGACATTGTTCAAAGTGGTGGATTTCTTGAAACAGTGATAGGTGGAAATAGAAATAGAGCAATAGGAATCCCACTTTTAAATAGAGTAACAGGAGATCCAGGGATAAGGACTCCACCTGTTTTGCCAAGAGCATTAGGAGGCCCAGTATCAGGAGGAACTCCTTATGTTGTTGGAGAAAAAGGCCCAGAATTATTTGTTCCAGGTTCTAGCGGTAATATCGTTCCAAATCACGAAATGGGAGGAGCAAATATTGTTGTTAATGTAGACGCTTCTGGTTCGTCAGTAGAAGGAGATGCAGGGCAAGCTGAACAACTTGGAAGTATGCTGGCAGCAGCAGTTCAAGCTGAAATTGCTAATCAGCAACGACCAGGAGGGCTTTTAGCTCGTAGATAATGGCAACATTTCCATCAATCACTCCTTCTTATGGAGCAAACCAAAAAAATACTCCTAAGACCCGTGTCAGCAGCATGGGAGATGGATATGAGATCAGGGTAAACGTAGGACTTAATCAAAATCCAAAACAATGGAGTTTACGTTGGCAAAATATTAGTGAAACTGATGCAGATACGATTTCCGATTTCTTAGATAATAGAGCGTCAGATGGAGCGAGCTTTACTTGGACTCCTCCTGATACGACAACTTCTTATAAATGGGTGTGCGCTAGTTGGACAAAATCAATACCTTACCTAAATCGAGCTACTATAAGTGCAACATTTAGACAGGTTTTCGAAGCATGAGTACCATTGTCACTAGGGCTGGCAAAGGCTCGCCATTAACTCATACAGAAGTTGATGCTAATTTCACAAATTTAAACACTGATAAAGCTGGTTATATAACTGGTGATGGTGGAACAGTAACGCAAGCTACTTCAAAATCGACTGCGGTTACGCTTAACAAGAAATGTGGAACAGTAACACTTAATAATGCTGCTTTAGCGGCTGATGCCATTGTTTCTTTTACTCTTACCAATTCAACGATTGCGGCAACTGATGTAATTGTTTTAAACCATGCTTCTGCTGGCACAGCAGGAAAGTATGCTTTAAACGCACAGGCAGCAGCAGGTTCAGCTTCAATTAATGTGACTAACATTTCAGCAGGATCATTGAGTGAAGCAATTGTTATTCGTTTTGCTGTTATTAAAGCTGTAACTTCATAAATCAATGCTGTATTGCGTTGTTAATTATTGGGTCGCTGACTACGCAGAAGGCGAAGGTGGTTTTAATTTACAAAAAACCTTACAGGATGCTGATGCTAAAACGATTGTTGAATTGTTTGATTTTGAATTAAATACGGCCCAACACGGAGAAACAACTGTTCACAGATTTACGAATACAAAGAATGAATTAGGTAACGATATTGTTTGGCAAGGTAACACTTATACAGCAATACCTTTAAAGGCAGAAGGATATGAAGCCAGTGGACAAGGTACATTACCCAGACCAAGTATTTCTGTATCTAACTTACTTGGTACGTTTACAACATTAATTGCTGTATTGCCTGATGGATTAGAAGGGTGCAAAGTTACAAGAACTCGCACCCTATCTAAATATTTGGATGCTGTTAATTTTACTGGTGGCTCAAATAGTGATGCCGATCCAACAAGTTACTTTAGACCTAGAGATATTTATTTTATAGATCGAAAATCAATGGAAAATAGAGATGTTATTTCATACGAAATGTGTAGTGCGTTTGATTTAGCTGGAGTAAGATTACCAAAACGACAGATATTGCCTGATGACTTCCCTGGAGTCGGCACGTTCAGTTATTAACTGGAAACATACAGCTTTAGAAGCAGCAAAAGAAGCTGATCCAAAGGAAGCTTGTGGCCTTTTGTTATTAGTTAAAGGGAAAAAGAAATATTGGCCTTGTAAAAATGTTGCTAAATATCCTGAACAAATGTTTCAAATTTGTCCAATTGATTATGCAAGAGCAGAAGAACGAGGAGAAATTCTAGCTGTTGTTCATAGCCATCCTATTTCTTCTCCAGATCCGTCTGAAGCAGACAAAGTTGCTGCTAGTAAAGGAAAGATCCCGTGGTATATCGTTAATCCTAGAATGGAAAAATGGAGTACATACAATCCTTCTGGAGTCTATATCTCACCTTTGTTATCGAGGCAATGGGTTTGGGCGGTGCAAGATTGTTGGACTCTCGCACGAGATTGGTACAAACAGGAAGGATTAGAGTTAAGAGATTGGGATAGACCAGACGATCCAGAACAATTCATCAAAGCACCGATGTTTGATGGAGCGTATGAAGCTACAGGGTTTCGGTTGCTAAAAGACGAGAAGTTAATGAAAGGAGATTTGCTATTAATGTCGATTGGATCGCCTGGATTAAACCATTGTGCAGTGTATTTAGGAGATGGAAATGTATTGCATCATCTTCAGAATCGCTTGAGTTGTAGAGATTGTTATGGGGATTGGTTACAATCAAGTACAGGTAAGAAATTAAGGCATGAGAACAGTAAAGCTATATGGGGAACTGGCTGAATTTACAGGCAGGAAAGAGATTGTTGCTGATATAGCTGATGTCGCTGAAAGCGTAAGGATGTTGGTGGCTAATTTTGCAGGATTAGATCGTCACATGGCAGAACGAGAATATGTTGTATGTGTAGGAGATACATCAATAGGACTTGATGAACTAAAAGATCCAATTGGTAAAGAAGAGATATTAATTACACCTGTAATTGCTGGTGCTGGAGGAAATACAGGAAAAATACTTTTAGGAGTAGCTTTGGTTGGATTGGCTTTTGCCACGGCAGGGGCATCGGTAGCCGCAGCAGGGGGATTAATGACGAAGGCTGGATGGGCTGCTGCCAGTTGGTCAACAACAACATTATTTACTGTAGGTGCTGGACTTGTTTTTGGAGGCATAGCAGGATTATTAACTCCTACTCCTAAAACACCTGAGCAGACTGAAGACCCTAGAGAATCGTTTAACTTTAGTGGCATCACCAATACAAATGCTGCTGGTGTTCCTGTCCCTATTGTTTTGGGACGTACAATAACAGGAAGCGTTGTTGTCAGCGCAGGTATTGATACCGTTCAGGTAGACACATGACTACAACAATTATTGGTGCGGGTGGTGGTGGAAAAGGTGATAAAGGCAGCAACAGAACTCCACGTACTGCTAGAGATAGCTTAGATAGTAGAGAATTTGCAAACGTCACAGAAGTTATTGCAGAAGGGCCAATAGAAGGTCTTGCTAATGGATTGCAATCTGTTTTCTTAAACGACACTGCTCTTCAAAATGCAGATGGAACGTATAACTTTCAAGATGTTGATTTATATGAAAGAACTGGAACAGCAACTCAAGAATTAATTCCTTTAGATTCTTCTCAGTCAACACTATCGGCAACGTCTGTTAACGTCCCCGTTACAAAGAATTTTCCTGTTACAAGAACAATTTCTGACACAAGTGTTGATGCTGTCAGGATAATAATTACAATTCCTAGCTTACAAAAAATAAATAATAAAAATGGAGATACTTTAGGAACAAGTCTTCAATTAAAAATAGCTGTTAAATATACAAATATATCAACAGGAAGTGAAACAGCTTACGATGAAGTTATTGATGACACGATCAGAGGAAGAACAGCCGATGCTTATAACAGACAATACGAAATACGTTTTAAAAAAGCTGCTGGTGAAATAGGAGAAAATTCTACTTATACCGTTAAAATTACAAGAGTTACAGAGGATAGTAATGATCAACTTTTAACGAATGCTTTTAACTGGAGTTCTTTTACGACTGTTAAATTTAACCCTCAAACTTATGCCAATAGTGCATTAATTGGTGTCAGGTTAGATGCACAACAATTTAGCTCAATTCCTTCAAGAAAATATGATATTAAAGGGTTAAAAGTACAGATTCCAACAGGAGTTACAGTTGATAGCGATACAGGAAGAATTATTTATCCTACTAATTTTGTATGGGATGGAACGTTCCAAGCTGCTACATGGACAGCCTGTCCTTCTTGGCTGTTATATGCGTTAATGTTAAACACTAGATTTGGACTTGGAGATCATTTTGATAGTTCACAATTAGATAAATGGGCATTTTTTCGTGCCAGTAAATATGCTAATGAAGAAGTTGCATATACTTTGGATGGTGCCACAACAAATGAGGCAAGATTTAGTTGTAACGCAACAATTAATTCTACAGATGAAGCTTACAACGTAGTTAATCAACTCCTATCTGTAATGAGAAGTCAAGGCTTTTGGGAAGACGGAAGTTTAACTATTGCCCAAGACTCACCTTCTGATCCTGTTTATAACTTTAATCAAAGTAATGTAACCGAAGAAGGGTTTTCTTATACCAATGCAAGCAATAAAAACAAACCAACAGTTGTTGTGGTTGCTTACTTAGATTTAGTGTTAAAAGATAGGGCTTATGAAGTTGTAAAAGATACGGCTGCAATTGCGAAGAGGGGAGTTGTGAAAAGGAGCGTTACTGCTTTTGCCTGTACCAGCAGAGCGCAAGCTAATAGATTAGGGAAGTGGCTTTTGTATGAAGAAAACAATAGTGAAGTTATTGCCTTTACTTCCAGTTTAGTTACTGCTCAATTATTAAAACCTGGGCAAATTATTTCAGTTGCCGATCCTGTAAAAGCAGGTTCAAGAAGAGCAGGACGGATTAGTTCGGCTACAATTAATTCAATAAACATTGATGATGGTGGGGAAGTAAGTAATGTAAACCTAGATAATTCTCCATCTTTAAGTGTTATTTTGCCTGACGGAACAATTGATTCTGGACATACAATTACAAGTATTGGTAGTTATTGTAATGGTAATTATTGGGATATAAATTATACGACAGGAGGTGGAACAATAACAGTTGGAAGTGATTTCCAAGCAATACCAGAAGCTAATAGTATATGGGTCGTAGAAAGTTCAGATTTATTAACTTCTTTATGGCGAGTAATAGGAATTAAAGAGGAAAGTGATTTTTTATATACAGTTGAGGCTATTTCACATAATGAAAGTAAGTATGCACATATTGAACAAGGAATTGCTTTAGAAGCAAGAGACACTACAAACTTAAATGTTATTCCTGCCGCACCTACAAACGTTCAAATTTTAGATGTTCCACGGTATGACGGAACCACAACCAAAGAACTTCAGTATGAATTAAACGGCAAGATTGCTATAAAGATTACATTTCACTGGGCAGGTGTTTCAGGTTCAGATCGTTATAGAGTTAAGTGGAGACATGAAGATGATAATTTTACGACTGAAATTGTAAATAATACAACGATAGATTTGATGGATGTAAAGGTTGGAACGTATGCAATACAAGTTTCAAGTATTAGTTCTAGTGGAATATTATTTAGTACACCTGCAATCGGTGAATATGACGTTAAAGGATTGCAAGGTAATCCAGACGATATTACTGGGCTGTCAATGGTTCCAATATCTGAAACTTTGGCGGTTTTATCTTGGAAAGAAGTTGCACAATTAGATGTTAAATTAGGTGGTCGAATTGCTATAAGACATGACCCTAGAACATCAGGAGCTAGTTGGTTAACAAGTAATAAAATTGTTGATGGTGTCTCTGGTGCTTCGACTCAAAAACAAGTTCCTTTGTTAGCCGGAACGTATTTTATTAAAGCACAAGATTATCTAGGAAATAAATCAACAAATCCTGCTTCATTTGTTACGACATTACCTGAGACAACAAGACGATTAAACATCAAAACATGGAGTGAAGAGACTGCTTTTAGTGGAGATAAAGTCAATAGTGGTTTAGCTAAGTCAGGTAATAATTTAGTTTTAACTCCTAATCCTTATGTTTCTTCGGGATACCATGATCCTTTTTATGTAGATGGAGATGAAGAAGGAGAATATACGTTTGCAACAACTTTTGATTTTGGACACTCTGGAGTTCAATACGACGCAGTATTAAGAAAAGAAGTTATTAGTAATTCAATTGCGGCAACAGGTACGGCATGGGATTCGAGAACTGGTTTATTTGATGCGGCTTCAGGAAAAATGGATGGAACGGTTATTGATGAAGCTAATGTAGATTTATATGTAAGGACAACGCCTGATGACCCAAGTTCTTCACCTACATGGGGCAATTGGGCAGAATTTGAAGCTGCAATTATTAGAGCAAGAGGTCTTCAGGTTAAAGCTGTAATTACTTCAAATAACACAGATGCAAAAGTAACAATTAGTGACTTAGGTGCAACCTTAGATTTGTTACAAAGAACTGATAGTGCTTCTGTTGCTGCTAACACTTCTGCCTCAACAGGGGTTTATAACGTGACATTTGAAAAAGCTTTTTATGATACTCCACAAGTTCAAATCACTCCTAATTCTTCTAGTTCAAATTTATTTGTAAGTGTTTCTAGTTTGAGTCGTACAGGATTTACCGCAACATTCAATAATGGGAGTAATGTAGATACAGCATTTATGTACACTGTGACAGGATTCGGGAGGGCCATCTAATGCCGCAAGCAAACCCAACGGGAGGAGCTAATTCAGAGCGTTTAGAAAATGTAACCTTCCCACAAGCAAGGATTGATATTAATGACAACCTTGAAGCTCTTCAAACTTTAAATAGCGGTAATAGTGAGCCATCAACCAAGGCTAGTTTTATGCAGTGGCTTGATACTTCAACTGATCCTGCTGTTTTAAAGATAAGAAATGCTGCAAATACATCTTGGATTGATGTTGGAACGTTAAGTGCAACAGATTTCGCAACAAAAGGATTAACAGCAATTGCTAATGGTGGGACAGGTCAGGTAACAGCAGCCGCAGCAATAGCAGCATTATTACCAAGCCAAGGAGGTAATTCAGGTAAAAGTTTAACTACAGATGGAAGTGCTTTGTCTTGGGCTTTAAGTTCAGTTTTTAATTCTTATACATTCGACTACACAGGAAGTACACAGACTTGGACAAAACCAACGACAGGTAATTTAGCTTTAATCTTTATTTGGGGTGGAGGCGGTTCAGGAGCTACAAACAACGAAGGTCCGGGTGATTCTGGCGGTGGTGGAGGTGGCTGTGGCTTTAGTATTTTTCCTTTATCTGATCTAACTTCAACAGTTTCAATCACGATTGGGCAAGGTGGGACAAGACCCGGAGATGATAGTTCTGGCAATAATGGGGGTAATAGTACTTTTGGAACAACTAGCGATAGTTTTTATATCAAGGCCAATGGAGGAGAAGGAGGACAAGAAAGTAGTAGAGGTGGATATGGTGGGCAAGTTTTTGATTTGCCATATTCAGCGACTCCTTCTATTGGAGCATTTGCAGGTGGAGCAGGAGGAACAGAAACGGTAGTAGGTAACGGTTCAATGTTTGGAGGTGGTGGCGGTGGTGGCGGTCACGACGGCCCTACTTATGGACCTGCTGGCGGCACAAGTCTTATGGGTGGGAATGGCGGAAGAGGTGGTGGGGATAATGGAGGTGCAGGTCAGCAAGCAGTAGATGGCTCTGTTCCCGGTGGTGGAGGTGGAGGTAGAGCTGAACAACATCAAGACGGAGCAGGAGGACACGGACAATGCAAGATTTATGTAATTTGACTTAATATTTCTACGTAGGCGCTAGAATAACAGAAAGGTATTAGGTCGCTATGGGTGTTACACCGGGTTTATATTCCCCGAAGATCTATCGACGGGTTGATTGGTCAAAAGATTTTATCTTGAAAGACGATGGAGGAACGGCTATAAATTTATCTAATCAGAGTTTCACAGCTCAAGCGTGGAACAAAAATAGGACCAAGAAATATTGCGATATGACTTGTACTATTACTGATGCAGCGAATGGCAAATTAACAATATCTATGAGTGAAGCGCAAACAACAATCTTACCTGATTCCCCTTATTGGGACTTAAAAAGAACTAATGGAAATGATACTGATTACTGGCTTTATGGAACACTTCAAGTAAGCGAGGGCTACACCGAATGACCGTTACAGTCACCGAACAAAACAATCAAGTCATTGTCTCTACGACAGGGAGTCAAGGCGCGGTTGGTGCAACTGGCCCAAGTGGAACTTTGGTTAGGAGTGGAAGTTCAGCCCCTCAAAGTAGCGATGGGAATAATGGGGATTGGTGGATTGAGACAACTAATTCAAGATTGTATGGACCAAAAGCAAGCGGGGCATGGCCTGGTATCTACGTTTCATTGATAGGGCCGGGGGCTACGGTAGGAGTAGATTCGACAGTTACAGGTAATGCAGGTACAAGTGCAAGCGTTACTAATGAAGGCTCGTCATCTGCTGCGAGTTTTAAATTCACTATTCCTAAAGGCGACAAAGGTGATACCGGAGACACCGGATTAAGTGGTGCTTCAAATATTGTTTTAGATACGACACCCCAATTAGGAGGTGACTTAGATGCGAATGGAAATGATATTGATATGGGTACAAATGTTATTACTGATGCAAGGGTCGGAGAATGGCTTGCGACAAAAACAAAGGTTGACGGGATAGAGAATAATTCTACGGCTGATATGACTGGCAGTGAAATAAAGACTGCTTATGAAGGCGAGTCAGATACAAACGCTTTTACTGATGCTGAGAAAACAAAGTTATCAGGGATCGCTACGTCTGCTAATAATTATGTTCACCCGAACCATAGCGGTGAGGTTACTTCGAGTGCTGATGGGGCGACAGTTATTGCCTCAAATATTGTTGATGAAGATAACTTAAAAATCAGTAATTCCCCTTCTAATGGGACGTTCCTTCAA